CAAATGCTAAGAAAAATAAAAGTATATGGAAGGCTTAGAAAATTTTTAGGACAAGCTGAATTTGAAGCTGATGCAAAAAATGTTGTTGAAGTGATAAGTTTTTTTTCTTGTAATTTCAAAGGATTTCAAAAACATATCATGAATTATGAATATAAAATAATTTGCGGATCAACAGTCATAACTGAGGATTTGCTTACTTTGCAAAGTTCTAATGAAATTAAGATTGTACCTTTGGCTCATGGTAATTTCTTTATTAGTCTTGGTTTAGGTCTATTAGCTAAATTTGGTGCAAGTAAAATTGGTGTGACTTTATTAGGAAGTAAACTTTTAGCAACAGTCGCTACAACTGCTCTGACCTCGATTGGTACGAGTATGATTATTGGAGGAGTAACGCAAATGCTTACTCCACAAAGACAAAACACCAATTCCGCTGCAAGCGGCATGGATAGGCTAGACCCAGCAGCTTTAGCAAGTAATTATTCTTTTACTGGACTGAGCAACATTAGTCAGGCTGGTGTTCCAGTGAATTTGGTATATGGAGAAATTATGGTCGGCTCTATAACAGTTTCAAATGGTATTGATACTGTCCAAGTGGAGGGTGAAAATTAAATGGGATTTGAGCCTACTGATGAATCGAAAGTAATAATAAATCCTGATTTACCCTCAGATGCACTTTCGTCAAAGCAATTTAATACGCTAATTGATGTTGTCTCAGAAGGATTAATAGAGGGAAGTGCAACAGCATCAAAAAATGGAATTACCGATACAACCTCAACAGCTTATAAAAACTCTTTTTTAAAAGATATTTTTTTAAATAAAAATCAAATTTTACAAGAAGGTGCAGATGTCACAGCCCCAGAAGATTCTGAGTTTAATTATAAAAACGTTACTTTTGATTTTAGATTAGGTTCAAGTAATCAAACTTTTATTGGTGGTATAAATGCCACAGAAGCTGAGAATATAATTGGGACAACAGTAACAACATCAGCACCAGTAACACACACAGTTTCTTCAGATACGATTGACGCAGTTAGAGTCACTGTTAGATTTCCAAGCCTTCAGAAGTTTGCAGATAATGGTGACATTAATGGAACAGAAGTAAATTTATTGATAAAAACTATCGAAAATGATGGCACTACTAAAACTGTCGTTGATGATACTGTTAAAGGCAGATCAACCAATCCTTATTTAAGAGATTATTTAATCAAATTTAGTAGTTCAACATCTTTTCCAGTTGCTATAAGAGTTGAGAGAGTTACAGCAGACAGTACTGAAGCAACTCTAGTAAATGCTTTTAGTTTTCATACTGCCACTAATATAATCTTTGAGCAAAACGCATATCCTAATACTGCACACGTTGCACTAAGACTCAATGCAGAGCAATTTCCAAGAGTACCTTCAAGACGATTCAGACTTAGAGGTATAAAGGTTTCGATTCCAAATAATGCAACAGTAAATTTAGCTGATGGTTCTCTCAGTTACAGCGGGACTTGGGGAGGAACTTTTGCTACTGAAAAAAAATGGACAACAGACCCAGCTTGGATTTTGTACGACATTCTTACAAACACTAGATATGGCTGTAACATACCCGCAGATAATTTGAATAAATTTACATTCAAAGAGGTAAGTGACTACTGTGGATTTCAAGTAGATGCTGGTAATGGTGATGGATCTACGGAGCCACGTTTTGCACTCAATGTAAATATCACACAAAGGCAGACCGCTTTTCAATTAATTAATGACATTTGTAGTGTGATGAGAGTAATGCCATTTTATGAGGCTGGTGGAATATCTATTGCACAAGATGCACCATCAGACCCTGTTTATTTGTTTAATTATAGTAATGTCACCGAAGATGGATTTCAGTACACAGGTAGTAGTTTAAAAACAAGACATACAGTAATAAATGTTTCTTATTTTGACATGGTTACACAAGATACAGATGTCGAAACTATTGAAGCTGATAGTGCTACTCAAACAAAATATGGAATAAATGTAAAAAATATAGTTGCTTTTGGAACAACTTCAAGAAATCAAGCAAGAAGATTTGGAAAATGGTTTCTGTACAGTGAACAAAACACAGGAGAAACTTGCACTTTTGCAACTACGATTGCTGCGGGAACACTAATTAGACCCTCACAAATAATAGAGATCGCAGATCCCGTGAAAGCTGGAACTAGAAGAGGCGGACTTGTAAAGTCTGCAACCACCACAACTATTACTCTTGATGATTTTGCCAATACAAATATTCCAGCACTTTCTGAATCTCCTACCATATCTATTGTTTTACCTGACGGAACATTAGAAAGCCGTTCAATAATATCTGTTAGCGATAATGTAGTAACAGTTTCACCATTTTCTCAGACACCTAATACTAACGCTCCATATATTTTAGAAACGTCAACTTTGCAATCTACTACTTGGCGTGTCATATCAATCAATGAAAATGATGATAAAACTTTTACGATACAAGCACTAGAGCATGATTCTGGTAAATATGATTTTGTTGAAGATGGTGTAGCAATGCCTACACGCAACACATCAATATTAACTGAATTACTTAGACCGCCTTCAGGATTATTTGCTGAAGAAAAAATTGTTGAAATCAACAAAAGAGCAGTATCAAAAATAATTTTAGATTGGCAGCCAGTTACAGGAGCATCAAGTTATAGAGTTCAATACAGAGCAAATAATGGTGATTTTGTGGAAATTACAACATCATCAACAAGCGTTGATATTTTGAACACAGATACAGGCGATTATGAGTTTAGAGTCTTTTCATATAACGCTGTTGGTGATCCATCACCTACTCCTTCAACTTTGAATTTCAATGCTATTGGTAAAACAGCAGTTCCAGCTAATGTATTAAACGCCACACTTGAACCAACTGACGCTAATAATGCGAGAATCAGATGGCAGCAAACAGATGATCTTGACGTAAAATATGGCGGTCAAGTTTATATACGTTTTTCTGAACTTACAAGTGGTGCAACTTTTTCAAATAGTACAGATGTCATTGAAGCTGTTGGAGGTAACACAACTGAAGCAGTAGTACCACTGAAAACAGGAACTTATTCGTTAAAATTTAGGGACACAGGTGGAAGATTTAGCACAACAGAGACTCAAATAACTGTTACTGTACCAAGTATCGGAACTAATTTATCAATAATAAGTCAAAGAGAAAATCCTAGTTTTGCTGGTACAAAAACAAATACGACTGTTGCCTCAAGTAATTTAAAGCTTACAAACCCGTCAACTAATCTGACAGGCTCATATACTTTCCAAAATGTCCTTGATTTAGGTGGTGTATTTTCTCTCGAAGTACAAAGACATATAAAAAGTGTTGGAGTTAACCAATCAGATTTATTTGATGATATTCCCGACCTTGATGCTAGAGATAATTTTGATGGTACTGTTGCCGAACAAACAAACGCCTCTGTTCTTGTAAGGACAACTAATGATGACCCCTCTGGATCACCTACTTTTGGTTCATATAATAAATTTTTCAAAGGTGTATTCAAAGGCAGAGGATTTGATTTCAAATGCGATATAGCTAGTGAGAATGCCAACGAAAATATACTTATTTCGGAGTTAGGTTTTGATGCTTTTTTACCAGCTAGAACAGAGCAAAGCACAACAATAAAAACATCTGGAACTTCGTCATCTGGATTAAATGTTAGTTTTGATAATGC